GCACCAACTGGATATAAAGTATGTGATGGTTCTGCTCATACTCGTACTGGGACTTCAACCTCTGCCCTGTTTACTATTATTGGAACTTTATATGGTGCTGGTAATGGATCAACTACATTTAATGTTCCTGATCTTGCTGGTAAATTCATGGCAGGTATTGGTTCTGGATTAACCAGTGTGACAACCGGAATGATTGTTGGAACTACTATAGGCAATACTGGTGGTGTACAAAATGTAACACTCGCAACAGCACAGATGCCATCACATACTCATGATGCTGGTAACATACATTTTATTAATGGTGGTGATGCTGCTGGAGCAGGTTCTTATGCTGTTCACAGAAGTAGTCCCAATGGAGTATCTGTAATGATGTCGGGGAGTACTTCTGCTACAGGTGGAGGGGGTACTCATAGTAATATTCCTCCTACATTAATTGTACAATATATTATAAAGCTTTAATATGACTGCAGAACTAAAAAAGTTTGATTTCCAGCAAGGTTTCAATAGAGAAACCACGCAATATGCGGAAGAGGGCCGGTGGTATGATGGTGACCGTGTCAGGTTCCGTGCTGGCCGTCCTGAAAATATGCGTGGCTATGAAGTGAGAACCAGCACGGTCTTTGACGGATCTGGCAGGGATTTACTAAGTTGGACGGGTGTAGACTCTAAGGCCAGAGCAATCTTTGGTACTCCTGATAAATTATATGCACATGAAGGAGATCAAATATATGATATAACACCACTCACATCTTCTGTGGCGCTGACAAATTGTTTCGGAACTTCCACTGGGAGTACCAGAGTATGTTGTTCTGATGCTGCTCATGATCGGGCCACGGGAGATTATGTTTATTTTACGTTAACTTCAGCCATTGGAAGTAGCAATGTTAGTCTGAGTGGAAATGTTTATCCTGTTACTTCTGTTGTTAGTGGGGCTGTATTTACAATCAGTGTTACTGGTAATGCGGCCAGTACAGAATCAGCCAAGGGAAAGGCCACATTCAATTATTATATTCCCACGGGTAGTTCAGTGGCTGCTGCTGGTGTTGGTTATACTGCTGCTGCATATAATGCTGCTGATCCAACGTCTGTGGGAATTAGCAAGATATCCACCACAGGAAGCAGTACATTGGTGACAGTATCTTGTGCCGCCGCACATAATGGAGTTGCCAATGATACTGTAATATTTATTCCTTCAAGTGTGGGCGCACATCCAGTCACTGTTGGTGGTAATCTGATTCTAACTCAATCTTCGGTGGGATCTGTTGATGTGGGAGGGCCAGAGTTTACCATTGTATCTATCAATGGCACACAGATTATCGTGAGTGTTAATACAGCCGCTTCAGCCACGGAGAATGCCACATCCAATCTGAGAACGACTGCCAGGATCTATCCTCAAGTAGTTGGTAGTATAGGCGCTCCCTATAGAGCTTGGGATGAACCTGCTTCAGCCAGTGCCTCTGGTCTTATAATTCAAATTGGACAGTGGAGTCTGGATAACTGGGGTGAGGATGTAATAGCCAATCGAAGAGGAAGTAATATATTTTATTTTGATACTGATGCTTCAGTAACTCCCAGCAGAGCAACATCCATCACTACATCTCCAATCAGTGTCAATTCTATTATCGTATCTCCCAACGATAGGCACTTGATTGCTCTGGGTTCCATCACTAAGTACGACATCTGGAGAAGTAGTGTTGACAGATGGTACTAAAATTGTAGGGGGTGTTCGAGCAAGAAATGCTATTAATATCTGGACTGATAATTCTTTATGGTTAATGTCATTTGCCGGTCCTCCCTTTACATTTAAATTTCAACAGGTGGGTACCAACTGTGGTTTGATAGGGCCACATGCGGGTATTGATTATAATGGTGTTACATACTGGATGGGATATGATAATTTTTATTCCAATTCTGGCCAAGTAAAAACTCTGGATTGTACGGTTCGTAGATATGTGTTTGATCGAATAAACTCTTCCTATTATGATAAAGTGTTTGCTGGAATCAATTCGGAGTTTAAAGAAATAATATGGCTATATCCCTCCTCTGATAGTACGGAATGTGATAGCTATGTTATTTTCTCACCAGACGAAGGTTACTGGGTATATGGAGAGACATTCTTTACTACATTCAATGATGTAGAAATATTTGGAAATACGATCACAACCGGTGTAACTGCCTCTGGAAATAATATTTATAATAATGAACCTGTGGAAGTTTTCACAGGTACTAATAATGAGACTCTAATATCATATGTAGAATCTGCTGATTTTGATATTGCAGATGGTAATGCGCTTATGTTCATGGACAGGGTTATTCCTGATTATGATATTAGCACCGGCAAAATAAAAATGAAGGTTATAACCAAACAATTTCCTGAGAGTACTGAAAGCATTACCAAGGAATTTGATATTACCGGAGCTACTCAGAAGGTAGATTTTAGGGCCAGGGGAAGACAGGCGAAGATTAGAGTTTCTTGTGCATCCAATAATTCCAGTTGGCGGTGGGGATCAATCAGGTTGGCCCTCCAAGCCGATGGAGCAAGATAATGGCACAATATCCCATCTTGCCTATTAATATGCCTACTGATAATATGAAAGAAATGTATGAAGAGATACAGCGATGGGGGGCTGTCCTAGCTACTGAGCTTGCTCTTCGGGATGGAGAAGTGGATTCAGCTCCCACCACAAATATTTATACGGTTGTGACAGTGGGAAGTATTGGTAGGCCCAGAAAGGGTGATATTGCATACTCTGCCAGTGCGGGTAAATTCAAGGGATATGTAAGTCTGGGTTCGGAAACTTCATGGAAGGATTTTTTCTAATGCTAACAAGGGAACAGCATTTTGAACTGGTTAATAAAAGCACACTCCAGGGTAATTATAATACTGGACAAGCCATTGATCTTTCTCGTAAAAGGCTGGATGAGAAGCAGCAGTTTGCGAAAAGGAAAAAACTAGAGTATAATAGTAGTAACTTTATTGCAGAGCAAACTTCTCCTCAATCTAATTATGGAAGATTAAAATAATGGCCTTACAAGATATACAAGATATACAAAAGGCGCTTAGGTCTGAGACAGCCAGAGATGATCTGGCGTATATGGAGCAACTTTCTTTAGGTGCCGCACCTCCAGGGGTGCCAGGGCCACCTCCAGGACCGCCAGGGCCACCTCCAGGACCGCCAGGGCCACCCCTGGGACTGTCAGGACCGCCAGGGCCACCCCTGGGACTGTCAGGACCGCCTCCGGGAGTGCCAATGAGTCCTACTCCTTCACCACCTATGGGTCCATCCCCAGGGTTATCCAGGAAACTGCCTACTATACATGATACTTTATTTTCCATGCCAGTCCCAAAGACTATGGCAACAGAGGTGGTAAAGGAAAGATACTTTGCAGCACTTCCCCCCAATATAGGTGAAATAGGAGCCGAGATTTCCAGTGAAGTTCCACTGCCCGTGCAAGAGCCAACATATAGAGATGTTATTGAAGAACTATCACCATCAAGATTTGGTCCAGGAACCGATATTCAATTGGAAGCAACAAGAGGCGGTCTGATAGATCTGGCTGCTGGTGGTAGCTTCTCAGGAAGGGTGTCGGGAGATGGTCATGGTATGGAAGATAATGTGCGTATGCCAATCAGGGAAGGCAATGAGCAAATAGGTACTCTGGCAGTTAGTCCTAAAGAATATATTTGGCCAGCCGATGCTGTGTCTCTTCTGGGGAATGGTAATGCAGATGAGGGAGCTGATATTTTGGATGAGGTAATTAAAAATGTTAGGCGTAAAGCTACTGGAACAGACAAACAGCCAAAGGAAATTGATGGTTTGGCAACACTTCAATCAATCATGAAAAAGGTTTAGATGGCTTTAATAAGAGTAGAAACTAATGCAGTTGATATTGTCTGGCCCCATGTTAAAGATCTTCTTCAGTCATCAGTTGACCGAAATCTGGGTGAGTTTACAATAGAAGATGTGGAGAAGTGGTTGCGGGAAGGTCAGATGGATTTGTGGGTGGTGGGTAGTAAAGAGGATGGAATTATATTTGCAGGAACAACAGAATTTGTAGACTATCCCCGAGAAAGAAGACTGAGAATAGTTTTGGGATCTGCCAAAAAAAATACGATGGATAAATGGCTTAAATACTGTTCAAATGAGGATTCGGAATTGATCAAGTTTGCTAGAGATAACAATGCTAAAAGATTTGAGATTTTGGCTAGAGATGGTTGGGCCAAAATTTTGCCAAAAGAAGGTTTTAAAAAATATTGTACTGTCTTAACAGATATTGCTGGATATGGTAATCATGATGATGTGGAGCTGGCACATATTAATTCTTTTGAGGCCAAGGTTCTTAAAGCTTTGGGCGGTGCTGGAACTATCAATGAAATCACCGAACTTCCCCAGTATTTAGGTGGGGGATCTAGGCCAGTAACCACAACAGAAGCCAAGGCTGATATTCCTGACGTACTAAAACCTTATGTTACAGATATTCTTAAACGTGCCAAAACACGTATGGAAGAACAGGAAGCGGCGGGATATGAAGCATATCCAGGCGAAAGAGTTGCTCCCATAAGTGCTGAACAAAAGGAAGCTCAAGAAGGTCTTCTGGCATTACTGGGAACTCAACAGCCATATCTTGAAGAAGCTTTGACAGGTATGAGGGGAGCGGCAGAAGCACCTACGGCAGAAGAAATCCAAGAATATATGAGTCCATATCAGCAAGCCGTGACTGATATTGAAAGGCGGAAAGCTGGAGAAGCTTATGAGGGTGTTAGAAAAGCCCGAGAAGCAAGGATGATTGGTGGCGGTGGTATGTCTGGTCTGGGATCAAGGGCAGCCATAGAAATGGGTCAAGGTGAACAGGCACATCTACAAACTTTAGCGGATATTCAATCTAAGGGATCTCAAAGAGGATGGCAAGAGGCTCAACAACGATTGGCGGAACAGAGAACCCGGCAAAGAACTGGTGCTTATGATGTCAGGGGAATAGGAAAAGATATATATGGTACTCAGGTTTCTGAGATTGGTCTGGGTACACAGGTGGGTGAACAGAGGCGACAGTATCAACAGGAACAACTGGATGATCTTTATCGTAGATATATGGAAGAAAAGCAGTTTCCTGAACGAGAACTACAAAAATACTCTGGTCTTGTCTATGGAATGCCCTCCGGTTTTCTGGCAGATAAGACCACAACAATGACAGGACCGAAGGGTCCAAGTTTTGGGCAGCAGCTTCTGGGTGCTGGTGTGCAACTGGGAGCAGCATATCTGGGTGGTCCTGCTGCTGGAGCTATGGCAGGTAAAATGATGGGCGGCGGACAACCTACTAACCCCCGCCCTGGAATGGACTCATATGGAAGATCTAGCGGTGGCTTAGTTGCAAGAAAGCATGGGGGTGGTGGTCTTTATGATATTCTATATGATCGTTATAGTGCTTTACAAGAACCTGATATTAGTGTAGAATCCTATACGGATATGTCTTTGGAAAGAGAAGATGGGGGTCTGTCCTCTCTTCCTGTTGTGTATAGGCAAGGTGGATCTGTTGATCCAGATAATTGGTGGAAAGAAATAGCCTCAACTGAGAAAGCTCGTACTAGTTTAGGGCCAGGATGGGGTACAACTCCCGCAGAAGCGCAAGCACTTGCGAGCATTAAAGCAGGGAGGACTCCCAAACGACCAACGCCTGATCCATTTGCTGGTATGCGTGACCCAGAACAAATAGCAGCACGGGCAGCAGATAAGGCACGGCGAGTAAGAGAACTTGAAGGAACTTTAAAAACACCTCATTGGATGAGGATATTGGGAGCAGGACTAGGTGCTGCTGGTGAGGCTAT